TTTTAAGTCTTTTCCTAAGATTTTCTTCAGAAACCCACGATGACGAGTTGAAGCTCTGTCGATTAGAAGGTTAGCCGCTTCTTGATAACGACGCATAGTGAGCATGTGCTCAATCTGTCTGTCGAATAGATCTTGTGTTAGACTCATTGAGTTCTCCTATTAAATTTCTTCAAGAAAAGGATAGCAATCACGAATTTCTTAACGTTTTGCTAGCCATTCTTCTGTAGTCATAACTGGGTTGTAATAAGTAAGCAACTTCAAATACACCACTTTACGCATCGATGGTTACTCTACTACGATTTCACCTTCAAATATCTTCTCAATGACTAAGTTGTCATTACTATCATTGAAAGAGACTAATACATCATAAGTATACTGACCAGGTTCTAACAGATCCGTTTGGATATCTGTCAGTGATAACTTAATTACACCGTCAATTGCTGATGTAACATCACAATTTAAAGTATAGGTATCATCATTGGTATTGTCAATTTTTTTCATTACAGTATTAATAAAAAGATTGGTTAAATTTCTTGGTGACTGATCATCCTTTGTAACATTAGCCACCAAATCTAAGTATGACCCTCTTTTAATTGTTATACTAGGTATTTGCATAACTGGGATATAACCTTTCTATTTTAAACTTAATTACTGAATAATATATAAACTGGAGCCTATTGCCCCAGTAGTATTAAAATTCAGACTGAAAGTTATAGTTTCTGCTAAAGTTGTTGATGGAAGCATATATGCGCAAAATGCTTCCTGTCCAGAATTAAGTGATATTCGACCAACTTTAGTATATCTTGATCCTACAGCAAATGAGGAGTTAGCAGTACCACCTCCGCTTTGAGTAATAGTTGTTCCGGCCAAAATACCAAAAGATCTAGCAGGATAACTATGATTGGTTGTTATAGAAGTTTGGAAAGACGAGCCTATTGTTGTTGTTGAAAAAACTCCAGCATTAGCAACCCTTCTATTAATAACTCTAAATACTGCTAAAGAAACACCTTCTGATGTACCAGAAAAATTAATAACGATATTGCCTGAAGTACCTGTAGGCACCGTAGCTGATACTAAACCAAATCTACCATTATTATGAACAGTTGCTGTTATTCCGGCAATAGTAGCACCTACTATAGGAGTTCCTGCTGTAGATGCGTTATATCCACTACTTACAGCAACAAATATTTCTCGAGTTGCAGCCGCGGCTCCTAAATTTGCGTTGGAAAAAGTATAACTTGAAGAATTAGTAGCACTAGTAAGCGAAGTTAAATACGTTGCAGACATGGGCAAAAAAGACGTGCCATAAAATGAGCTCATCCCTATTAGACCTGAGGTTGGCACACCGGTATTATTTGAAGTTGTATACTCACCTAAACGATAGTATTCATTTAGAGAAATTGGATTAGAGCCGCCAAACTCAGTTTGAATATTTGATAGAGAAATTGCACCAGTACTTTGAAGTGGCATTTATATTAACCTCTCTTTTCTAATTCTTCAACTTTGGCTTGCAGTTCTTTGATTGCTTCGATTAATAGAGGAACTAACTTTTCGTAACGCACCGCCATATAACCATTATCTCTGACGCTAACTACTTCAGGTAGTACATCATTTACTTGTTGTGCAATGATACCAACTTCTCTGATAGTAATATCTTTATTTTCTACTTTATTTGCAAGTTCATTCCAATTATACGTTACACCATTTAGTTGACTTACTTTTGCTAATGCATCTGGAATATTTTCAATATTAGTTTTAAATCTATTATCCGAAGTTGCAAATGCAGTAATGTCACCACCTGCATTAATAGCACCACTTACGCCTAAACCACCTGTAATCACAACCGAACCTGTTGTGCTATTAGTTGATGCAGTTGAGTTAGAAAATGTTTTGATACCACTAATTGATTCATTACCTGAGTTCATAACCGCTCCAGCCGCATCCACTGCGGCGGTGGTTACAATCTCAGTTGTTACGTTTGCAAGCGTTTTTGGTCTAATTACCCCATCACTAGCTATTTCAACAAAATAGTGAGTGGCGGCAGTCGCAGTATCAGCTGTACTTGTTGTGATTGTACCACTAAATGTCTTATCACCAGCAAAAGTTTGAGTACCTGTAGTTACGATACCTGAAGCTGTGCCTGAAGCACTAGGGATAGCTCCAAAACTAACAGCAGTCATACCTGCACCAGTTAGTGAGCCTGTAGGCCCTGCTGTAGTTCCACCTGTCCAACTATAAGCAGTAGGATACCAGTTAACATCTGTATCAACCCAAGGAACGTTAACTACAGCTTGACCTGCAGCGTTAACTTGAACACCATAGCTACGAGAAGCTGTAGCTGAAACAGTGTTAGCCGCTACTGTTTGTACAGTATTATCAAAGATCTCAATACCACCTAGCGCAGTTGATGTAGCTGCCGGAAGTGTGTAAACAGTATCTGTCCAAGGTACGTTAACTACAAGTTGACCAGCTGCATTAGGCTGAGTACCATAAGTACGAGAAGCTGTAGCTGAAACAGCATTAGCTGCGACTGATTGTACAGTATCACTGAATATTCTTCCACCGCCAGTAACAGTTGTAGAAGCAGTTGGAAGTACGTAGTTATTAGCATTAGCTGCAATACCATCTAGTTTAATCCTATCAGCTCCGCCAGCTGCCAAAGCAGTAGCAGTTGCAGCATTACCTGTAATACTACCCACCATAGAGCTGTCAGCAATAGTGCTAGTTAGCTGTGTATAAGTAGACAAGTCTGTTACAACTGCTACAGTCCAACCTGAGCAGTAGGCATCTACAGCACCATTATGACTAAACATTGCTCTAACAATAGAGAAATGAGGATAAGACCAGCTAGTTGCTACGTCGCCAAGAATGAGACAGTTTTTACCGTCAGGAGTTACTGCCCAACGAGTTTGTACGTCTACTGTTCCTGTACTTATTTTTCTAACATCTTGCCAAGCTGCTGTAGTTCTGTAGCCTTGTACTTGCATGTTTACAATATTTTGATTGTAAAGCAGCCCAGAGACTTCAAACTGATGCATAATAGTTGAGGTAGTATCAGGGGCAATAAATACAATAGCACCTACTTGTGTAGCAGAGTTACTACGGTATTCAGCTAAGCCGTAAACAGTTCTTGCTGAAGTGTTGCTACTTCCCGTATTAGGCGTAGTAAATACTGTATGTGAACCATCTAGTTTAATAGCGCCAGTCATAGTGCCACCTGCTAGAGGTAGCTTAGTAGAGTCTGTAGTAGTGTCAACCCAAGGAACGTTGACTACAGCTTGACCATCACTGTTAGCTTGAACACCATAAGTTCTTGAAGCAGTGGTTGTAACAGCGTTAGCAGCAACAGACTGTACTGTATCGCTAAATAACTCTACACCACCTCTAACAGTTGATGTTGCAGCTGGGAGAGAGTAGTTGTTAGCACTTGCAGCAATACCATCTAGTTTAGTTTTATCTGCTGAAGACATAACTCCGGCTAAGCTAGTTGTAGCAATATCAAGTGTAGCTCCTGTTCCAGTACTTGAGGTAATAGGAACAGTAGTAGTTGTTCTTGTTCCTTGAGCAATATTCGTTGCTACGTTAACTTGAGCGCCTGCTGCAATACCGTCGAGCTTAGTTTTATCAGTAGAAGTCATAACCCCTGCAAGAGAGGTAGTAGCTGCACTTAAAGTAGCTCCTGTTCCTGTACTTGAGGTAATAGGGACAGTAGTAGTTGTACGAGTACCTTCTGCGATATTAGTTGCTACGTTAACTTGAGCGCCTGCCGCAATACCGTCTAGCTTAGTTTTATCTGCTGAGCTCATAGAGCCTGCCGCAGAAGTTGTAGCGGCACTAATAGAAATAGCAGGAGTTGTGCCACCTGAACTAACAATAGGAGCAGTACCTGTTACTGAAGAAACTTTAGCAGCTACATCAGTAGTTGTTGCCATTGTTCCAGCAGTTAAAGTCACGTTTCCATCTGGAATTGTGATAGTTCTGTTTGCAGTAGGTTGATTAGAAAACTCTGAGTAGAAGGTGCCTGCAGTATTGAATAGACGAAGGTTACCAGTTGATGTAAATTGGGCAGCTGCAGTACCATTTGTAGCAAAACCAAGAGTATCTGCACTAGCAAGATACATACCAGTGTTGGTATCTGAAGTAAAGTCATAGGCTGGTTCTGCTGCTGTACCATTAGCTGTTCCGATAGCTGCTGGGAAGCCTACATTACCAAATTCGTCTGTAGAATATACATTTCTTCTTCCTGAAGGGTAACCACCCCACCATTGCATACTAGAAATATTAATAGGATTACTAGGAAAACTTCCATTCCAAGTTGGAGTAAACAAGACGTACACTTCATGGAAGTGAGTACCGAGAGTTGCTGTAGGATTGAAAGGGATAGTGCTAAATGGTAAATAAAGGTGACCAGGCCAGGAATTTACTTGAGCTGTAGAGTTAGTGTGTTGTGTCCAGGAACCACTATCATGCTTTTTAAAGATCTGTACAGAAGTTGTGTGCCCATTTGTAGAAAAATAAGAATATAAAGAATTGAGATAAACATAACTGGTAGCACGAAATCTAATACGGAAGTAAGGTGTGTTATAAGGAATAACAATACCTGATAAGCTAACGTCACCACCAACTAACCTGCGCTTATTTTGATCACTTGCAGCAGTATCCGTCCAAGTCACATTATCTGTAGAAGTTTCTACCCAGATATTAGCTATATCAAATCTATCGGTCTTGTTTGTAAACTGTGCATCGAACAAAGCCATTTCACGAACAGTAGGAGTACCAAGGTTAGCTCTTGGAACACCAGAAGTTTGCTCTGCTTCTGCACCGATTTCGGTTAAGCTCCAAGCTACGTTAGCAGAACCATTAACTGACTTAGCTGTGTTACCTACAGTAAGGTTTCTAGCTGTTTGCCAAGTAGTAGCTGTAGTAGCATTACCGCTTAACGCTGCTGTAACTGTTCCAGCTGAGAAGTTACCAGAAGCATCACGAGCAACAATAGCACTAGCTGTGTTTGCGTTTGTTGCAGTTGTAGCTGAGTTAGAAACTTTACCAGCAGTTGCAATAGTAGCTAGCTTAGTGTCAGCAATAGCCGCACTAGCATTAATGTCTGCGTTTACAATAGCCCCAGCAGTAATAGCTGAAGAAATTGAAATATCGGCACTACCGTTAAAGCTAGTAGCAGTACCTGTTACATCACCACTAATAGCAATAGTTCTAGCTGTAGTAAGAGTTGCAGCGGAGCCTGTAGTAGAGGCTGTAATAGTGCTACTTGGATTCCATACAGAAGTAGTAGAATTCCAAGTTAAAGGTTGACCATTAGTAGGAGTAATGGAAGAAACATCATGAAGCTCATCTAAGTGAAAACCAGCAATAGGTCGTACAAATAATATACCTGTCGTAGCATGAGCACGAACAACTATCGCAACAGAAATACTTTGGTTAGGTGCAGTAGGTTTTACACTTGTTAGCTTACCTGAAGTAGTAGCTGAGCTATAAAGAATTGTCCCATCTACCCAAGTTTCACTTACTGTACTGCCAGTAGTGTTAATATTTTTGATTTCACCAAAACTAACAGCAAAACCAGTATCTCCAACAGCAAAATCTTTTTCTGCTACACCAACAGTATAAAGTTCTTCAATAGTATTGTTAGCAATAAACTTGTTAACTGTAATTTTTCCAGAAGCTCCTACTGTTCCAGTAGCATACAAAAAATCTCCTTTAGCTAAAGCTACATCTGCCTTAATAGGTAGTTTTTGTTCTTCTGTATTACCTAAAGAAATAATACTGTTATTACCGTCTTTTGAAAAGAGTTTTTTATCGGCAAGGTTGATAGCAAGCTCGCCGACTTCTAAGTCTGTAGTTAGTGGAACTTTCTCAGTAACACTAGACTTTTTGTGAATAATTTTAGTAGCCATATAGATGACACCTTTCTGTCAATTAGTAAGAACCGCCGTCTAATTTAACGTTTTGCAGAGTATAGTCGCCCATGTCCCAAGCATCGTTTGTTTCATTCCAAATAAATTGTACGTTAGTTGAAGTACCACGCTCTACTTCAAAACCAGCATTTTGGCTTGGAGTTCCTGTTTCGTCGGCATTAAGTACAATAATATTGTCGCCAATGTTAACAGTATTAGAGTTTACAGTTGTAGTAGTGCCATTAACAGTGAGGTTACCTGTGATAATAGTGTTACCACCAACGTTAAGGTTTCCGCCAACACCTACACCACCAGTTACAATTAAAGCACCAGTGCTAGTACTAGAAGACGCTGTAGCATTAGTTAGTGAAACAGCAGTTGCAGTAGTTGCACCACGTCCTGTAACAGTTGCTAGAGTGTCAGCTTCAGCTGTTAAGTAAGAACCAGCAGGTTGGATACCAGCTTCTGCAAGAGTGTTATTAATCCAAGCAGTACCATTCCACTTTAGAATTTCACCACTAGAGTTAGAGGTAACAGTGACATTAGATAGTGAATCTAGTGTATGGTTGTGGCTAGAGGTAGCAAGCCCTGCTTCTGCTGCTGTTTGGTTAATCCACTTGCTAGAAGTAGAATCCCAAGCTAGAACTTCATTGTCAGAATTAGCGGTAATAACAACGTTAGAAAGTGAATCTACTGTATGGTTATGAGTAGTTGAAGCCTTACCATCTAGCTGAGTTTGAATAGCAGAGGTAACCCCGTCTACATAGTTTAGCTCGGTTGTAGAGAGAGTAGCACCATCAAGAATATTTAGTTCTGCAGCTGTAGCAGTTACACCAAATTGAGTTAAAGAGGTATAACCTGCAGCAAACCAAGCAGTGCCATTAAAAGCTTTTAGTAGATCTTCAGTAGAGTCGTACCAGAGATCACCTTCTGCAGGGGAAGTAGGTGCAGTAGTACCAACATAGGCAGCGCCGATAGCTACTACAGCGTTTGAGTTATTTTTAGTATAAAGTTTGCGATCAGCAAGGTTTAGTGCTACTTCACCAATTTCAAGATCGGTTGTTAGAGGTACTGCACCTGCTGTACTAGATTTTTTAAGAAGAATTTTAGTTGCCATTAGAAGTGACCTCCGGTAATAATTGTGTTAGGATTGTTAAGTAAGCTTGTTGCAACGTACTTGTTATCATTTTCTTTGAAGAGTAAAAGAGAGCCATCAGTTCTATCGTTGTTATCTACGTCTAGTAGACGAGAAGTTGTTAACTGATAGTTTCTAAAAACTTGTGTAGATGAGTCATAAGCAATGTAATCGTTAGGCTGCAAGTCTGTAAAAGTAACATCTTCAAGATGATCAAGAAAAATATTAGCTTCAACATCACCTGCATCAAAAACTGTAACAACTCCTGCTGAGCTAGTTGTTTCTACAATCAAATGTTGATCTTCATCAACGTAAACATTAGTAATAGTGTCGCCTCTAGACCCTTGTCCTCCTGTTCTAGCAAGAGAAACTAAGTATTCTAACTTATCTACTTCTGTAACAAGTTCGTTTTTAACTAAAGAGATCTCTAGTTTGTTGCCTTTAGTGCTTAGTTTGTATGTCATCTTAGAACTCCGTTGGAGAATATAAGACTTCTACTAGTCCTCTGAGAGGTTTCCAAATCTGTTGTAAGTTTCCTACACCTGTATCTTTTACTTCTAACTCAATATAGCCGTAAACAGGTTTGTCGGGGGAAGGTTGTATAGTCCAAGTAGCAATCAAGTTCTCTGGGAAAACAATCTTAAAAGTATTATCGGTAACAGTAGCATCTAAAATAGGTAGCTGAGTAATTACTCCTGCAGGTTGGGCCGCAATTGGAATCTTACCATCTCCAGTGTTTAGTGCTTCAATTACAGTGACTTTTAGTTGGTAACCTGATAAGTTGGTTATCCAGTTTAGAGTAACATCTAATTGAATTTGCTCACCGTCAACAATACTTGCTAAGACTGCTCCATTGTCAGAGATAAGATCCTGGGAAGCAGAAGTGATTCTACTACGTGCCATGTGTGTGTCTCCTCTAACCGAGCCTCAGCTGGGTTGTGTTGCTAAAATCCTTCATTGAGGAGAGTTATTTAATTATTTCTTTTTCTTTTTAGCTTTTGCAGCCACTGACAGAGCAATGGCTACAGCTTGTTTTTGAGAACGACCAGCTTTCTTCTCTTTACGAATATTAGAAGAAACTGTCTTTTGTGAGTAACCTTTTTTGAGAGGCATTATGCTGACTCACCGGGAAGAGTTAAACAAGTAGTATTAATACTGTAATAAGGTTGAGTTGAATTTAACTCAATAGTTCTTTCTAGATCTTGTTTACACTCTTTTTCCGTAATAAATACTTCTTCTGTATTATAAAATAATTGACAAGACTGTGCTTCTGCTGTAACACAAACTAAAATTACTGCTAAAAACATTATACAGCTTCCTCAATTTCCATGTTGGAGTTGTCTTGAATCAATGGATCTTGACCAATCTCTTCTATTCCCATAGCATCATCATAATCAGAAGGAATAATATCATGTTGTTTAGCTACAGAGAGCCATACAGAACGAGGGATTAGCCGGTTTTGATACCATTCAGTTGCTAAACGTGCCCATTCAGAGCCAAGAGGTGTTGGGTTAAAGTCTGCTGATAGCTTGAATTCTAGTTCTTCTACTTCAAGATCTTTACCATAACGCCAACGTAGCATTAGCTTTAGAACTTCACCCATAGTTGAAGAAAGTTTATTGTTTAGTAGACCTAGTTGTGCTGTTAGACTAGAATTCTTAATCTCTAGTGCGATACCAGACTGATCTCCTTCAGGAGCTAGAATACGAATACCCATACGAGTCATCTCAGCTAAGCTAGACTCAATAGCACGATCCATATCAGTTAAAGCATCTGTGGGAGTACGGAAAGCATCAATTTTGTCTTGTGACCCTAGTTTAATCCAAGAACCTAAGCCTGCATTAACTACCTGTTGGAAGTCTTCAGTGCTCATGTCTGAAAATACTACAGGAGTAAAAGTAGAAGCGCCATACATTAAATGGTTACGACGAGATACTTTATTATAAAGAGCAATTTCTTTATCAATAAGAGGAGTTAACATAGGAGTTTCAAGAGAAACTTCACCATTTAGGGGGAAAACAGGTAGTTGAGTCATAGGCTCACCCCACATTAAAGGAGTGATTGTTTCACCATCTGGAACCCAGTGATCGTTAGAGAATAGCTCTGTACCAAAGATTTGTGTCATCTTTAGATCACCGTTAATTAGATCAACAGTAGCTTCACCTTCTTTTTTGTAGTATTGTACACGATAGATACCTGCTTCATCGAGATAATGATCTACAGCAACGATGTCTAAGTTAGGATGCCATTCTGAGTCTTTATAAGTTCTGCCAATGTAACGGAAAACTACACGAGTAAGAGCTGGACGACCTGTTGCTTTATCGATGCCTGTTTGCCAGTTAATTACATCTTCAGCTCTCCAAAGAACTGGATAAGGTGCAATCATTTGTTTTTGTTCTGGATCTAACTCTGTGTAGTTAGGTACGACAGGGAAGTCTACAGAAACCCAACCTCTAGAAGTAGAAAGCTCTTCCCAGATAGCAGCATCAAGAAAAGAAATAATTGGACGACCGTCTTCAGTAAAACGGTTACGAATCCAAGCTTCTGCTTCTTCAGGTACCCCTTCAGGAAAGTTAATTTCTGGGGGCTTACGTAGTAGACCACCAGTAAGAATCTTAGCATACTGAGAAGTTAGTCCAGGTAATTCGGCCTCTGCAATGTACCAACGGTATTGCTCCGCTGACATACGGGGACTGAATGGCACAAGAATGTTGGTATAATTAACAGCATCAAGATAGCGATCGTGTTCTTTAGCATACAGCTCTCCATTGAGGATAGCACGGCATCTCTTCCAAATACGTACCATTGATTCGTATTCGTATGTTGGAGTACCAACACTAGTCTTGGAAGTAAGGGTAGGTATTTGAGTCATTTGTTATTCCTTATACAGAATCGTCTGATACTAGTACTACTACAGCTTCTTTGATAGCTTTTGCCCAAACACGCTTAGCACCTGAAAACCCTGCTTGGTAATCAGTAACAGTGCGATTAATTTCTGGATCATCCCAAGTACTAAAGTGCAAACCATACTGTTCAGTAGGGGCTACTGTATTTGAAGTTACGCGAAGAAATACACCGTTAAGTTTATCTTCATTAGTTACAATTTGCCAAGTAATTTTAGTAGCATCGCCACCTGTTAGTTCAGTCCACACGCCAACTGGCACTTGTACTGCTTCTTGATTTCTAGCCATAGTTTGTTGTCCTTTATTTTTGTCATTTCATGTTGAAATAAGTTGTTTAATTTTTTTGCTTATTTTTCAAAAGGTCAGAGAGTTGTGTGTTTTTCATGAAAAAGATAAGCTTTTACAAGAGACGCAACAAGATCTGAACGAACAATATCTTCAACTGTGAACTCAATCACAGGTACCTCTAAATTATATTTATTAATAATCTTCTTAAATTCCACAAGTCCTGAGTCACGTGTATCACGCTGCATCGGATCACCCATAAGAATCATTTTAGAGCCTTCACCAATACGAGTAGTAATTGCCTTCACTTCTTCATAGGTTAAATTCTGAGATTCATCGACAAGAATAATAGTGTTTTCAAAACTAGCACCACGAATAGTCTCTAGAGGATGAAACTCAATCTGTCCTGAATGACGTTTAGCATCATAGTCATTAGCCCCAAGTCTTTTCTTAATCTCACTAGTCATAGGCGCTAACCAAGGGCCTAGCTTATCGTAAATATCACCGGGGAAAGAGCCAAGAGTTTTACCTGTTGGAATGTTAGCACGAACTAACACAAGTTTCTTAACCTTACCTTGGACAAGAAGATTAACAGCAGCATTAACAGCACAATAAGTCTTACCAACTCCTGCAGGTCCAATGGTCACTACTAACTGGTGTTGTTCAACAGCTCTGATTAGTCGGTCTTGGTTTTCTGTTTTAGGTTGGATATGCACTGCCTTCTCTACGAGCGGGCGAGCTTGATTTGAACGGACACGAGTTCTTGTTTTTGGCATTTTTATTCCTAAAAGTTATGTGAAAAAAGTGAGGAAAAGTACGTATCTATAATGATGAATAATCAAAAGACTAAATCAAGTCTAATGAGAATCCATGCCAGAGCTTTCTAGGGGCTGGCTCGCTTACCCGAGGAGCAGGACGGGTTTCTACAGTGTGGATAAGGAGCTGTAGAGTATAACCACGACATCACCTAAGCAAGTGAGAAACTGCTCATCACACCTCTTAAGGAGAGAAAAAATGAAAGCTGTACTAACCATTGCTGCTGTGTTGTTTGCAAGTGTTGCTAATGCTGAATCCGTGTTTGTACTAGAGAGACAGAAAGATGAATGCTCTCAAGAAGACGTCAATAAGGGTTTGCTTATTGGTGGTGGTATAGGCCTAGTAACAGGTCTAACAGCAGGTGTAGGTACTGTAGCTGGAATGACAGTTATGGGTACTGGTGCTACTGTAGGTTGGGCTGGAGCTATGTCTTCGCCTTTCCTAACAGGTTCTACAATACCTATTGCTGTTGGAAGCTCAGTGTTTCCAACTGGCTTAGGTGCCTACACTGGATATGTAGTGTCCTGTGCAGGTGAAGAGATAGCCACCGGGGTAGGATCAGCAGTAGATACTGTTGGTTCTGCTATAGCTGACGGTGCAGAAGCAGTCGCCTATGGCGCTGTGTTTACCTATTACCTAGGTGCCGAACTGGTGGCTTGGGTTATAGAGTAAACTGGAGACCTGATGCAAGTCTTTAAACTGCATCATTAACCCTGAACCAAGGAGGCTCTAATGAGAGCGATGCCGTACCTAGTCAAACTGGCTTTCACTACCGACGATGGTGAAAACGGTTTTATGACGAGTGACTACTTTACAGCTTTGAGTAAGGAAGAGGCTTTACAAAAAGCTTTAGACTTGCATAAAGATGTGACAGCAACCTTCGACGGTGCAGCAGTGTATGAACTGGTAATGACGCTTTAACGTCTTGGCCTGAGCAAGCGACTAACTGCTCACCCACTCAGCAATCAGGAGGACCCCATGCTGAAGTTCATTCGTAACCTCTTTTCCGTAGATGCCGAGCTTAATCAAGCTTGCGGATACTTTGAAAAGAAATGGTACGAAGAGAGTGTTGCTCATGCTAAGACAAAGTTGCTGCTCGCTGAGCAAGCTGCCTATCTTCTTAGTGGAGACACACTTGAGAGCGATGCTTTGCAAGAAGCCGTTCAAAGTGCAAGAGAAGAACTATGGTTAGCTGAAGAAGAGCTAAACCGTATTTCTTGAGACTAAGACCTGAGCAAGTCTTTAAACTGCTCAACATCAACCCTGATCAAAGGAGAACAAAATGTTCGCAATTAACTCTGAAGCTAAAGTCGTTCACGCTAACACTGGTGAAGTGGTTCGATACGATGAACTCAAAACCCTTTCAAAAGAGGGATTGAGTGAATACGGTCGTCTTTGTGTTGTTGCTCTTGAACGCGACTATCAACCTGAAGCCATCAAGTTGTTGTCCTAACATGTCTTCAGTATACAAAGGGAAGTACAGAGACATCTTTCTAGAGCTTAAGCTAGAAGAGTCTATTTTCATTAAATGTTGCAACTTAAAAGAGAGGACTTCTTTGTCTGTTGCAATGGTTACTTACGCAAAACAATATAAGCGTAAGTTTAAGAGTAAGCTAATAGGTGACCAGCTAAAAATAACGAGGATTCAATAGTGGAGCTCACCCTAGAAGAACTTACAAAACTCTGGAACACCTGGATCAACGACTCAAGTCTTAACTCAACGTTAAGGTTTGGACAGTTTGTCTGTAACAGAAAGATTCAGGCTGGCTTTTGCTGGCCTGAGTGCTACTACGCGTCAACTGACGTAGCTTACCAGATGCTATATGACGTAGCGACTGGTTCAAAACCCTTCACAGGTAGGAGAATCTAAAATGTGGACTGCAACCTTTGTAACTCTTGTTGTAATCGGTATCGTAGTAGCTGCTCATGAATGGTATGAGTATGAACAAATGAGAGAGGCAACTAGAGAGTCTTATGTAAAAGACTTTTGTAAATTGTTGAAGTACTATGAAGATCACCAGTACAGCTACTATGGTTCTACCATTAGCTCTCTTGAAGTAAACAAGCTTCAAACAAAACTAGACAAACTTGCAAAACGAGTTGCTGTCTACTATCCCGGTTTTACTGCCCCCACCCTTATATAAGGAGAAAAACTATGCTGGTGCTTTTTACTATTTTCTTAATCGGGTGTTTCTTGCCTTTACAGGAGAAAAACTAAATGCTTATCGCACTTGAAATCTTGTTTATGCTTGTAGCTTCTGCTTTTATTTTGTATCTAATGTATAAAGAAGAGGAGGAAAGATGACAGAAGCTTTTCTAGTTATTCTAACCTCATGGCTAGGAACTAGGATGATCCTTCATCTTCTCTTCTTTGGATACAAGAAAAATGTTAGCAAGCTCTATCCTGCTGTTCAGTATCTTCTGGGTAATCATTCACGGAAGAGTAGGTCTTAAGTTAGGAACTACTAATGGTATCATAGGTGGTTTCCTATTCTTCTTATTTTTACTACCCTCTGGCTTTTTAATTGCGCTAGGGGGTGGTATAGTAGTAGGCTGCTGCTTGGCTTATTAGCCCCCTTCGGGGGGCTTCTACTACACTTAACTTTTTTTATCATGGCTAACGCCAGTTACAATGAGGTCACAATGATCCAACAAACACTACGCGCTTTTTCTCAGTCTAAACTACTAGCAGACTTAGCTCGACTACAAGCTCTAGGCTGGTCAGCAGTGGGCTCAATCTACAAAGAAGGGTTGTACTGGTACGGAACGGTACGTAAATGACCTTTACAGTAGAACATGTTTTTAAAGCCTCTGTAGTAACTGTTCTAGACGATGAAGGCCAACTAGAAGACATCGAATGGATTCTCGATGAAAACGCTGTCTTTGTACGACAATGGAACGATGAACTTGAACGGTATGAAGTAGTAGAAATGACAAATCAACAACTTCGAGAAGCTTTAACAGCTCTCGGCTTACCAGAAGGAACTTACTATGCCGATTAACTGGCACCGTCCTATTGAATTAGCTACCACTGGTGAAGTACTACACTTTGTAGGGTGGAGTGCTAATGGTAGGCAAGCAATTGTAGAGGCTAAATCTTCTAATACTATTTATCGTGCAGACGTAACAACAGGTAGTATTAGCTTAGGGACTTGTGTTCGCAATGTTAAAGAACCTTGGGAAAAAGCCTTCGACGACTGGCAGGGACAACCTGCAGAACAAGACTACAGTGTTCGTCAAACCTTTAAAGAAGCTTTTGAAGCAGGTCGATTGTGGGAAAAGAAAAAATAAAAACTGTAGCGCTAGCAATAGCAACACCACCTGTCTATCGATCGAAACATGCAGCTGCATTGTACTACAAAGGTAGACTACTAGCAACAGGAGTAAACCAATACAAGACTCACCCAATGATGAAACGGTATTGTAAGCATCCTGAAGCAGTAGAGTTGCATGCTGAAATCGACTGTATTACTCGTGCTATACGTCGCTATGGTACAACTGTGTTAAAGCACTCTACACTGTACGTAGCAAGAGTTTGTAAGGATGGTTCGTTGAGTAACTCTAAACCCTGTGTAGGTTGTCAGAAGGCGATTGAAGCCTTTTCTATACCTACTGTTTACTACACAACAAAGGATGGATGGAATGTCGAGTAAAATCGAACTTAAACGAGTAAGCTTTACTCCTGAGTCTATGTCAGCTAGTGAGTTAAGTCTCTACTGTTCTCGTATCGACGTAGAAGCAAAGAAGACTGAAGGTTGTGATGGTGTTTACTATAGTTTAGACTTTGACGACCCTTATGATGAAAGAGCTTATACCCATAACTGGGTCTTTTATCGACTGGAAACAGCAGAAGAGTGTGCTCTACGCAAGAAGAAAGCGGAGCAGAGTCAGTTAAACTACAAACTTAACCAATATGAAAAACTAAAGAAGGAACTAGGTCTATGAGCGATATTGTTGTAACAAACCGTAACAACCGTCATTTCTACTGTGATCAAGGTTGGTACAAGCATAAGACTCGTAACAAGTGGGCTCGTATTACTGTAGATAAAGTAAAGGTAACCTGGTTTGACAACGACTATGTCTACGACTACGAGGTAGGAGACAATGTGCGTAGTCTAGCAAAAGACCGCTGGGAGCGTAAAGTACAACAAGATGTACCTATGCCTGTTTATAACCGTCTGGAGGCACTAGTATGAAGAGAAAAGGTCCATTTCGTCATGGTCAACTAGTAGTTAACCTTGATACAGGTTTTCCTGCTGTAGTACTTAGATTTAAAGGACGAGGAGGAGTAGAAGTACGTAGTCAAGCTACTGGACAAGTCTTTACTAAAAATTATCGTTGGTTAGAAGACTATGTAGACTACAACAAAAGGATGCAACAATGAAAACCAGAGTAGTAAAAGTATCAAAAGGCTATGTTCCTCAAGTATGGATTAGTCTAGGACGACCTTTCTTTGGCTTTGGTAAAGAACAAGGCTACTGGGAAGGAGTACTAGAAGACCTTTCAAGTATGTCTACTAGAGAGTATCAACTAGAATACTGTGTAGTAGAAACAGAACTAAAGGCTTATCATATTCTAAGTGAGTATAAAGCTAAGAAAGAAGAAGAGTATAGTTTATCTTAATCTTCTAACTATCCTACTACAACCCCCCTCCCCCTGTTTAACACAGACAGAAGAGGATTATGTTAGAATCTTCTAACTAAGCCTACTGACACCCCCAAAGAACTCTCATTCTTCTTTATCGCTAAGAGGTGAGAGTTCAACAAACTAAGGAGAAAACTATGTGTCCACCCTGTAACAATAACTGCAACCAAGGCAGAGATTGCCCTGCAAGGAGAACAAAATGAGAGACTCTAGGTATAACATCGTCCCATTCGCAGGAATTGCGGCTGTCGTATTTCTGCTTTTTGGGCTTGGGCAGCTCATGATGTACAACATGGATAAAAGCCAAATCCGCTACGAGCAGTGTATCGCCGCCGATAAGCAATGGATTTGGGGGAGTTGCGTGAAATGACTGACGAAGAACTCATCGAATTTGCAAAAATCTTAGAGGCCGAGATGAGTGACGATCTAAAGCCCTGCCCGTTCTGTGGTGGAGAACCCTTCTCCTTTGAAGACTACGGCCACTCTACAGCGTGGGAAGTTGGATGTTCAAATTCTCAGTGTCGTGTGGAGCCCCATGTGTGGGAGAAAACAAAAGACGAAGCTATCGCTTCATGGAACACACGCACCCCTGATACCAGCATCGAAGCCCTGACCGCCGAGCGTGAATTTTTCGAAGAAGAGTGGGTGTCTGCCGTGGACAAACTGAATAAGGCGGTGGAGCTTCTAACGCTTTGTCGAGACATGTTCGATAAAGTTGCACACCCATCGGACCCACTTAGCAAGATGCTGAATGACACGCTGGCCGAACTAGGAGAAACCAAATGAGACTGAATGAGTATATCAACCAAGTCTACAAAGCTATTTTGTTTATGTTTGGATTAGCTGTTCTACTTGATCCTACTTCACTAGGAGAATGGAAAGCTAAGATGGACATCGGCTATGACTCTATCTGGTCTGAGTATGTTTATGACTGTGACTGTACAGAGGAACTAGAATGAATGATGAAGATCGGTTCTACTTTGGCCTGGCAAAAGAACAGGCTTCTTGGTCACTAGACCCTAACAAGAAAGTAGGTTGTGTAGTTGAAAGAAACGGTAGAGTTCTCACTAGAGGGTTTAATCAGTTTCCCAGAGGTATCGCTAACACCGATGAACGTTGGGCAAACAGAGAGTATAAGAACCTAATCGTAATACATGCAGAGTCTCATGCTCTTTTGCGTTCTAGTGACTGCTACGGAGCTACTTTGTACTGTACTAGCTTCTTGTGTTGCACTTGTGCAGGTTTAGCAATACAGAGAGGAATTAAGAGAGTTGTGGTTCCTGAAATTGAAAAGGAAAGCTCTTGGTATGGTAACTTCTTAGAAGCTCGTAACTTGCTTCGTGAAGCAGGAGTAGCTATTGACTATGTGTGAAGACTGCACTTATCACCCGTTAGACTTCTATACAGAGTTTGACGGAACAGTTTGGTACTATCGATGTAGAGACTGGAAACACATCGAACGCTCTCTCGATAACTTAACTTGGAAGGAGTTAACTGATGAAGACTTAGTTGAAATGAGTCAAAATCACATGGAGTATGTGGAGTCTCTACTGATTCCCTTCTAACAAAAGGAGGTAGTATGCTAGAAAGTATTTTATGCTTAGCCCTAGCTCTCTACCACGAAGCTCGTTCAGAAACTATTGAAGCTCAATTACTTGTAGCTGAAGTAATTATGAACAGAGTCAACCACGAAGACTTCCCAGCAACTATTTGCGAGGTAGTTTATCAACCTAAACAATTCTCTTGGTCTAACAAAGACTTACCTATCACTGAAGATGTCTTCTTAGACTCGATTACTATGGCAGGAGAAGTGTACTGGAACTACGTTGAGTTACCCGGTACAAAGGCTTTGTTTTTTCACAGTGGGCCTCGTAAAGGCTTCTTCAAAACCAGAAAAAGGATCGGTCGCTATGGCGAGCACACGTTCTATGAATAAAGCAGAGTTTAACTTAATCAAGGAGCATAAAGCTTGGAATGAAGATGACTGGGATCACCAAGAGTTTCTAGACTACTCAGAAGCTCCTACACCTAGTAAAAACCCCTTCTTTATCGTACTTGGTAAAGAAGCAGTTAACACTCTTGTGGAGTAAATTATGAAGCTAATTGATCTTAAAGTAGGCGACGTTCTAATTCCTAGAAATGCTAAGGTACCTAAAAAGGTAACAAAAATCTACACTAGGAACGATCGGATTGACAGTGTTTACCTTGAGCCTATGGACTCTTGGAGAGGTGCAACTTATAAAGCTTCTAGTAGTTATCCAATAACACTGTATAACGATCGTGATCTAAAAACTTATTACACCTATGGCGGCAACGTAAACGAACAAGAAGGAAACAATACAATGTCTAAGCTTTTCAAAGTAATCGGCGAAGAAGTCTATGGTATCCACATCGGCACTAATACTGCTGGTGAGCTAGTTCTTGAGATCCGTGGAGACGCTAATAATGCTATCAAAGCTTTCAAGAAAGATCTTCTTGAAGAAGTTAA